TCGCCGGGATTATCCGCCTTCGCCTCGTGAACAACCCTTCCCACCGTCTCCATGAGGTCAAGACCACCCCACGTCTTGTACTCGATCACCACGTTGCCCTGGCGCTTGCACAACACGGTTCTGTCGTCGCCGAACCTGGCAACATCGAGCCCATACTTCAGCATCTCGCCCTTATCGAGCACGACGTCGCGCGACATCGCCGCATCGACCAGCTCGGCGGCGATCAGCACGTCATCCTCGGCCAGGGCAAACTCGCCGAGCACCCGCACGTGATACGCGCCGGACTTTTCTCCGTATGTTTCCGCGATCTGCTTCACGAAGTCGGGCGATACGAGCGATGAGTCCAGGCAACTGACGTGCAGCCTGAACCACTGATGCGCCAGCTGATGATGCGTCCTGAAGAACAGCCCGGTGTTTCTGGTCGGATTGGAGATCAGAATCGTCGTCGCACTGAACGACGACATACTGCCGCTCGCCGCCTCGAACACCGCCTCGGGAATGGCACTGGCCTCGTCAACCACCAGTAGCACATGGTCCGAGTGCACCCCGGCCATCGACTCCGGCCGGTCAGCGCTCGACGTACGCGCCGACATGTAACTGTTCTCCGGACTCGCCTTGAGCTCGATGCGATCGCTGAAGACCTCGACCTGCTGGCGCATGAACTCGGGCAGCTCGTTGGTCCACTTCTTCACTTCACTGAAGAGTGCGTCAAACAGTTGAGACTGGGTTGGAGCCGTCAGGATCGAGCGCTGCGGATACCTACAGAACATGTGCCAGATCAGCGCCCACGAACACGCCGCACTCTTGCCCACGCCGTGCCCCGCCCGCACCGAGATCCTCCGCTCCCCTCTTCCAACCGCCTTCAGGAACCGCCGCTGCCACGCCTCCAGCCTCATCGCCGGGTAATTCCTCAGCAGCACATCCTCGACAAACGCCACAGGCCTGTCCCGATACGTCTCAACCACCGTCGTCCAAGCGTTGGGCGAAATGCCGGACCCCTCCCTCGCCTTAAGGTCCGACCTCTGCGCTGACTCAGTCTCCGCGCCAGGTGCACCTGACGACTTGGCCGCCGCAGATGCTGCAGCACCTACCGACCCTGCAAGGGACGCATATTCAATAGGTTGCTTAACGCTACTAACTCCCTCCCCGCCAGGATTCTGTATTTTTTCAGCGCTCGCCCCAGCAGAAGACAGGGGGGCCTCGCATATATCGGAGGGTGTAGAGCTCGCCTGCCGCGCACGCGAACGCCCGGCCGAGGTGGTCGACGGGGCGGGGGGTTCGTTGGGTTGTGGGCTTGAGCGCTCTGCCACCACCGACGCAGCAGCCACGTCCACACGCGATGCGCTAGTCGTTGCGTTGGTTGGTGTTGGTGTGGACGTGGACGCAGCACCATCATCATCGTCAGCGTCAACGCGCTTGAAGTACTTGGAGCGTGCGCGTTGCGTGGTCATGAGGTGCTGTGCTCCTCGTGCGCGGGGATACGGCATCCGCACACTACATCGATAAAAGCCTTATGGAATGGGCATCGGATACATGGATACATATCTGTACCCACCACTGTACCCACCTAGTCGCGCTCGTCTGAGCTCGAGCCCTTCTCTGACCAGGTGCCATCGCCGTCATCCGCAAGATCGATCGGCTCAAGCTGTCTGCGCTTCGCTACCTCAAGTAGCGCTGCGACGTGCGATCCCTGCAGTGTGCCGCTGAGCTGGATGCTCTGGTCGATCCACATTCCGATCGACTTTCCGAGCAGTTCCTCGGCCCTGACTGCGGGTCCGAACTGGCCTGATTGCTGGGCTTCGTGGCTGATTTCGTCGAGCCTGCGTTGGACGCGGTCCGGCGTGATCTTGACCGCCAGGGCTGCGATCTGGGCCTCTGCTGCGGCTTTGATGTGAGGCTTGGTGAGGTTCTCGTACCCCATCTCTTTGGCTGCCTTGGGCTTGTATCCGGCTTTACGGGCAGCTTCTGCGGCATTGGTATTGTGGGCGTACTCCTCGACGAACTTGCGTTGCCGTGCGTTGAGCTGTGCTTTGGCCATGCGTGCGCGTGTGGCCTCTGAGGCCTGTCGCTTGGGTTCGTTCATGGCTTGGCTGAGGTTGGACACGAAACGTTCCGGCAAGGGGCTATGGTTACTTCCGAGTAACCATACCAAGTCTTGGGGTATCTGGATACCGTGTCTTAAAACGCGTGGCTTCCCGTCACTTTTACAACCTGCGCGAGCCAGCCGCGCGGGACGCAACCGCGACAGCTCTGGTTCATGAGGTGAGCGCCACAGGGAAGGGCTTCGCGCAAGATTCTTGCGCCGTCCTCTTATACTAGTACGTAAGTACTAAGTATAACTAGGTTAGTTATGAGCGCTTTTGCCGTGAAGGCAAAAGCGCCTGATGACTTAGTGGATTAGCTTACTGGGTAGGTATGAGGTGCTGCCTCCGCTGGCGCTACGGCAGCACCTATGACTAGTAAGTAAGTTCAGGAGTCTTAGACTAAGTTAAGAGGGCCGCGCAAGTTTTCGCGACGATATGTCGCGCATGGACAATGTCCATGGACGGTTTGTCCAGTTTGTCCACGATTGACGCCCTGCTACGCATTGCGTACGATGCTAGCATAGCCTAACCCATTGAGACATAAGGCAATGACCCCACGCATGCGCAAGCTGTACGAGCGCTGCCTGAAGCATGACGGCGAGCTCACGTCGCTGTTCGTGAAGCAGGACGACAAGTGGTGTTTGACCCACCTCAAGCGTCAGGGTTGGGTCGAGACGTGGTGGGATGTTCCGGGCGAGATCCGGATTCGGGTCTTGCGGCCCCTCCCCCACGCGCCGGCTAGGCGCGTGGGATGAGTCCTCGGGAGGATCTGTGACCCTGTTTTGCCTGCTCATCGAACCCTGTCCGGTGCCACTCCGGGCCGATCCGCCGACCTCCAGGGGCATTCCGCTCAGATTCGAGGCCTGGCTGGGCGACGAGCTCGTCGTCACCAGCCACCAGCCGCTCGCTGATGGCGCGCGCGCCTTGCTGGCGCGCGGCTACGACCCCGACGACCTGCTGACCATGCGCCACGCCAACCGCCCATACGCCAGCTTCGAGCCTGCCCCGATCGGTGACTGGGCCAGGGTTACTTACGACAGCGTCTCGGCCAAGCGTGTCCGCTGGAAACCGATGCCGGACCGCGATGGGTCTGCCTCCCAATGAAATCGCAAGCTCGCTGGCACCTGGCCCTTGCCCTGCCCTGAATCGCTTGTGGCGTTCGACCGCCGGTAAGCGTTTACTGGTTTCCCAACCGAGGAGATCCCGATGGCCTTTGCCCCCGACCAGCTCAACGAGCCGCCCAACGCCGATCCGAACTACGATCCGGCCATGGAGCCCACCCCGGACAATCCCAACACCTTCGCACCTGCGGTAGAGCAGGAAGCGGCCCGGGCCGAGGCCGCGAAAGACCCCCATTGGAAGGGCCGGGCAGAACCAGGCACCGCCACCAGTTACAACACCAGCCCGCAGCCTGTGGAACTGCCGCGCTGATGGCCAGGGGAAGGCCCAAGGGCTCGAAGAACCGGGTGGCGGCACCCAAGCCGCCACCCTCTGCCAAACCCGTCTCCAGGGCAGCTCTGGCCACCCTGGAGCAGGTCCAGGATCAGGACAGGGAACGCGCGACCAGGGGCTGGAAAAGTCTGGGCCGTGAGCTTGGGGCGCACATCCAGGTCAGCGACAAGGCCCTCGAGACCCTGCACGAGGCCCACAACGAAGCCGTCCGGCGCAATGCCGAGTCGTTCAAGGACTGCTTTGCCCGCATAACCAGCCTCGAATCCCGCATCGACTCGGCCAATGCCCGGGCCACCGAGGCCATCGCCCGCTGCAACCAGGCCGCCGAGGTGCTGAGACGGGTCGAGCTGGGCCTGCGGCCCATGCTGCTGAAGGCGCTCGAGGCCGAGCAGGAGGCACGGAGCAGCCTCTACTCCACGGCCTACGATGAGGCCTATAACCTCTACCTCCACACCTCCAGCCTGCGGAGTTGATGTCGCATTGACGGGTCCCTGCGCATTGCGTAGGGATGCGGCCGTCGTGAAACAGTACATTATCTATAAATATCAACGCCGTGGCGCTCCGCCCAACAAGGGCTATATCGGCTGGACGGTGGAGCTTCCCAAGCGCGACCGCCGACATCAATCCCTCGCGTCGTTAAGCTCCCGCCTCCCATGGTCACGAGCCCTGCGCAAGCATGGGCGCGAGGCATTCGACCTCGTCGTGCTCGAAACACACGCCACCAAAGACGCCGCCAGGGCAGCCGAAATCCGCCTGATCGCCGAACATAAAACACACGTCAGGCACGGCGGATACAATTCGACCAGCGGCGGCGATGGCAGCCCCGACATGCCGGAAGACGTCAAGCGGCGCTGGCACGAAGCCCAGGCAATCGCCAAGGCTTGCCCCAAATACAAAGCCCATATGGGAACGCTGTCGAAAATCAGGTGGGCAGACCCTGAATATACAGCCCGTACAAGCGCTGTTATCAAAATCGCAAAGAACAAACCCGAGCAAAAAGCCCGTGCGCGTCACAAGGGAACAGCCCAATGGACTCCGGAATACACCGCCTACATGAGCGCTGCCGCAAGAGAACGCTGGGCTGATCCGGAATTCAAAGCCCGTTCTGTTGCGGTCATGAAGGCTGGTATTGATCCCGAATGTAAAGCCCGGATGGGAAAGATCTCCAGCGCCCGGTGGGCTGACCCAGACTACAACGCTCGCGTCAGTGCTAACCTGCGAATCAGTAAGGCTAGGCCCGAATACAAAACTAGGCAGCGCGCCAATATGGCCGCACAACGAACCGATCCGGAACATCCACTCAATCAGGCAAACAAGATCCGATGGGCAGATCCCGAAGCCCGAGTCCGTCAAAGCGCCGCCATGAAAGCAGCATGGGTCATCCGACGTGCTAAGATGGCCACCGACCCAGGAGGCAAAACCATGGCATTCGACCCTAACATTCCGAGTGGCGTCATCCCGGACAACCCCAACGATGAGTTCGACCCAGCTAATGAGCTTCACGGAAGTTACCCGGAAGTCGCCCTCGACCCCGAAAAGGTCGCCGCCGCGAGCTATCCGCCGGAAGGCCGTGAGCTGGTGCAGGAAGAGGCCCGGCGCGAGCGTGATGCCCAACGCGATGTGAACCTCAACCCCGACTTCAACCCGGTGCTGCCCGCCCCGGCTCCGTCCTACCGCTAGGAATCAGAAGGGCCACGGCGTCCCACAACGCCGTGGCCCTCCTCCCCGAAGGCTGCCCGGTCCCAAGCTGGGCAGCCTTCCCCCTCAATCTCAGTAGCCCCAGCGCTGCCGGATGTAGGCGCGCTCTTCGGCGCATTCCTTCACAGCGCACTTCGTCAGCAGTGATTCCGCCATCTGAAGCGCCTCTGATTCCGGCATCTGTTTCATGTAACAGATGTTGACGTTGCTCCAGTACGGGTCGCTCGAGTTGACGCACACAAGAAACGCTCGGCTATGAACGTCAGCCTCGACATTCGCCGCCCGCGCCTGATGCGTCAGCAGGCCAAGGCTGAAGCCCAGGGCTAGGGCCAGGATAACTTGTATCCAAGGCTTGATGATCGTCATCACTCATTACTCCCCTGACGATTGCCGTTGTATGCGCTGATGACGTGCACGAGAACCTGTGCCCTGGTCATCCGCACACCGAGCGACTTCTCCAGCTCGCGCGCAATCTTCTCCAGCGCCACCATCGATTCGATCGACACCGACATCGTGTAATGACCATCCGCCTTGGTCTTCAGGTCACGCGCCATCTTGCGCCGCACCATCACTCGTCCTCCCCGGCCCGGAGGACATCAGGCTGCATGCGCTCCAATACCTCCAGCCGCTCGTCGATCAGCCACGACAACTGCTTGAACACCTCGCTCGGAATCGGCCGCTCGCCGCTGGCGTAACGCACCACCGAACTGCGGCTGAGCTTGAGCTCGCGCGCCGCATCGGTCTGATACTGCCAGCCGAACAAAACGCTGCAGGCGTGGCTGAAAGTCCTGGCTGACTGCGTTCGCGTCATGGCTTCACCAGGCGGGCGATGGTGAAGGTGATTCCGCACAGGACGAGCGCCGTGCCGATGAACCACAGGATCATCTGAACGCGCAGATCGGCGAAGTCCTTGTGGGTGGGTATGAAGCGCAGCGTCGTTTTGATTTCGATGAGGTCGCTTTCGATGTTGTCGAGGCGCTGGTCAGTGTCGGTCATGTCGCGAACTCGCCCAGCAAGCCGCGCACCACCTCGAGATCGATGTGCAGGCGCGACACTTCCTCAGGCTCCGACTCCATGATGTAGGCCGCCAGCGTGTCACGGTAGGACAGCAATGCCGCCGCGAGCAGGTCACGCTCGCGGCGCGTATAGGAACGGGCCCGCGGGATCATGGCCTGTCCTCGCGATGCAGCAGCTTCCGTCCGTCCATCACCGACCAGCAGTCGATCCTGCCGACCGTGAACTGTACGCGACGGATCAGTGCCCTGGCGGCACCCAGTGTGGTGCGGCGGGCGAACAGCCCGCCGTTGCGAATGACACGAAGCGCAGGCTCGCTGACGCTAGGAGTCTCGTCGCCCGGATCGCCCTGACCATAGGATGGGTGGTTGTATGCGTCGGTCATGGCTGGCTCCTGTCCCGCTTCTTGTCCTCGTCCATGCTGCGCTGAAACAGCACCTCGGCCAGCGCCTTGTCGCGCGTGGCAAAGAGGCCAACGCGCTCTACCTTGTTGCGCGCTCCCGACAACGGCTTGAGGCGCAGTACCTCGAAGCACGGGCCGAACGGGCGGATGTCGTAGTCGGTCATGGCTCACAGGTCCTCCGGCTCAATCTCGCCGGTTATGTGCGGTGCAGGACGCATCT